CCTTATTCATGTCTATACAAAATCCTTTAAAGGAAGATGCTATAGTGCGAGTGAGAATCGCTACGAAACTACAAGGAGCCGGAGGACCAAATCCATTCATATTCTTCAATCCAGCCACAAAACCAGCTACTATTTTATCGGCACCCAAACTCAATCAAGTCAACATAAGACCATTCGCTTCGGTTTTCCCTTCAACAAGAAACCAAAGAATTTTTATGGCTTCGGATGGTAATCGTTACTCTAACAATACACGACGCCTAGATGGTATATTTTATCCACCTTTTAATACCATCAATTTATCTGGAAATTTCTGTGCTTGGAATGACACCCCTATACCGGGAACCATTGATGTTGCAAGAACTTATGTTAATGCAACAGCAGGGTTTGAAGGTAAAAGAGATGATTTCAAACTTTTATGGAAGGGTTTAGCTGAACTCTTAGATGTTGACAAACTCAATGCTGAAACTAGATATTTCATGGGTACAGCTATTGTTTCCAACATGCCACAAGACAAACTGGGAAAATACACAACTAAATTCCCAATTAGTCAATTCTATAACGAATTTAGTGGCAATACAACAAGACTATCCCAAACTGAGTTTGATACCATTGGCAGGATCAGCTCATGGCTAGATGGAGCGCCAAAACAAAACGTAATTTCAATAGTCGAACAAAGCGTTTTAACAACAATACGCTTGGAAGAAACTGCAGGATGGTACCGCAGATACGGTCACGCCAAAACATTCAAAGTTGTCACTACTGATGGAACATTTTCAGTAGTATTAATGTACATGGCTAGATTCACTGGCACCAATGTTTTGAATTCAGCTTTAACAACTCTTCGTATACCAACACGCGATGAAATTGATAATGCAATTCTACCTAACATACCAATGACATTAATAGACACAGGTGTTGCCACACCAGGAACAACTCCATTTTTGCCTGGAAGCTACAGAGCTTTCCGGATGACAGAAATGGTCCCAACAAGTATTACCTATTCGGTATTCAACTTCCGTCAACCCACACTGACTGACAACTCAGAAGTCCTTAGATACTTCCAAGGCTTTAATGTATCAGGCACACAATGCGTTCAATTCCAACTATTGAACAACACAAGCCAAAGAGTTTTTGCAACTATTAGATATCAAGAGTCCATGTTTATGATTAATTCATATAGCACCGGCGATTTCTATAAAACTGTTCCATGGACACCGGAACAAATTTCTATTATTAACGAAGTTATAATTGAAAAGACGCAAGAATTCCCTTACACTGACATGTCAGATTGGTTGGTAAGAGATTCAACTACTTATCTTTCCGATTTGAAAGCAGTGAACACTGATTTACCCAGTGCTACTCAACTTGTTTTTCGCCAAGCTGTCGAAGAACAAGGAACGCCTCAAGCTCAACTACTAGCTATGCTAGGAGGTGGAGCTATGAGCGGAGTAGGTCAAGCGCTAGGTAAATGGCAAGAACAAAATTTCCAAAAAGACATGCAAGGAAATATGTTTGACCACAATCTCACCATGCAAAATAACATGTTTGGACAACAAGACAAAATGCAAGGTGGACAATTTGACCAACAGACTTTGATGCAAAAGAACATGTTTGACTTCAATACTTTAATGCAAGGTAATGAATTCCAATTCAGTAAAGACATGTTTAACATGCAATCAGATCAAAATGTTCGTATGGAAAATCTACGAACTCAAAATGATATGTCTCGTAGAGGCATTTCAACACAAAACAGCTCAATGCTCGGCGGTGGTTCCGTCGCGCTTAGCAACCCATCATCATATGGTGGAGAGTCCTCAGCATAACCAGCTGTAGGCATTTGCACTAGTCTAGTACTATGCTAGTGTATCTTACCTTGAGAGGTAGCGTATCTGAACTTATGCTTAGGTTTCAGACAAGTAGGATGATGAATCAGACTTGGATATAAGCAAACCTTCTTTGGTGCATAATACCTTAGATTGTAATTATTACTTCAC